TAAAGCACAACGTGACACGGTTTTATCATATTGGGATAATGGTGTTGGAGCGCCTGCAAATAAAATGGTTGATGGTGTTCCTCAGCAATTTTATCAGACTCGAACCACATTTGATATGGGTAAGGGTAAAGATAGTACGTTTAATGAACTGCTGAGTAAGGTAGATGACTTTGACATAGACATAGATTCGATTGGTGCATACGATTATATAGATAAATATGATAGAACAGACAAATTTATTGTTGCTGGATATAACGTAAGGTTTGATGTTGACATATTGAAAGCATTTTTTCAAAGACATGGAAATAATTTCTTATTTAGCTATTTAGATTCTTCTATGTTAGATCCTTTGTACTCAATTAGATTATTACAGATAGCTGAAGTATTACCAGTTTTAGAAAATAATAAACTTGAAACTTGGTGTAAGCACTTTGGGATTGAATTAAAAGCTCATGATAGTTTAGAAGATATAGAAGCAACAAAAAAACTTATTGGAAAGTTAATCTCATTAATTAGGAAGTGATAAATATGGCAAATATGATAATGGTTCTTGGAGAAAGTGGAACAGGAAAATCTACAAGTATTGAAAACTTAAATGAAAAAGAAACTTTTATTATTCAAGCTGTCGATAAACCTTTACCTTTCAAAGGATTTAAAAAAAGATATTCTTTAAGAAGCAAAGAAAATCCAAAAGGAAATAGATTTATAAGTGATAGACCTGAAATAATTATGAAAATTCTAAGCACTTTGGATAAGGAAAAAGAAATAAAAAATATTATTATAGATGATTCTCAATACATAATGGCTAATGAATTTATGAGAAGAGCAAAAGAAAAAGGTTATGAGAAGTTTACTGAGATAGGGCAAAATTTCTATAACTTAGTTGATAAAGCTAATTCTATGAGAGAAGACATAAATGTAATCTTTTTACAACATATAGAAGTTACAGATGATGGAAGAAAAAAAGCAAAGACTATAGGTAAATTGATAGATGATAAGGTAGGTTTAGAAGGTAGATTCACTATAGTTTTAGCAACAGAAATTGAAGATGGAGTTTATTATTTTAGAACTCAAAATAATGGTAATGATACTTGTAAAAGCCCTAAAGGAATGTTTGATGAATTAAGAATTCCGAATGACTTAAATTATGTAATACAAAAATCAAATGAATATTTTAATTAATGATAGGAGGAAATGAATATGATAAATTTATGGACAGAAAATGAGGAAGATTTAAGAGAAGAAACTAAAGAAAAGAGTGGAGTAGTTGATAAAAGTGGAGTGTATAACTGTACTATTGAGGAAGCATTAATAATAAGTGGTAAAAACGGTTCTCAATCTAAAGGACTTAAATTAGTTTTAAAAACTGATGAAGAACAATACTTTTATCCAGTAGAGTTTTTTATAAAAGCCGATGGAACTGAAAATGAATATGCTAGAAAAAAATTAAATAAATTAACTTATTTATGTAAATTAAAAAATCAGGATCTGGTTCCAGTAGAAAGTCCAAACAAAGTTTTTATTCCTGCACTTGTAGATAAAAAAATTGGTGTGATAGTAGAAGTTAGTTTAAATGGAGAGTATTTAAGATATAACATAATAGGATATTATGATATTAAAAGTAAGAAAACTGCTGATGAAATTCAAAATAAAAAGAATCCTGAGATTTATGAAAGATTTAGAAAGAAATTTGAAAGTGCAGCTCCTATTGAGAAACCAAGCAATAATCATACTGAAGAAAAAACAGAAGAAAAGAATGAGGAATTACCTGAAGAATTCCCGTTTTAATGGAGGGGAATCAAAATGAAAATAAAGCATTATGGAGATGAGGCAAGACTGGATTACTGTCCAGTCTGCCAAAAAGTTAAAAAAGATAATCCTTGTTTTTCTGTAAATGTAAATAATGGAAAATATATGTGTCATTCAACTGGAAAAAGTGGACATATAAGTGAATTTCCAGAGATACAAAAAGAGTTAAATATTAATGGAATAGAAGAAAAAACAGAAGAAAAGAGAATTTATGATTTTTCTTCTTTAATATATAACTCAAAAAAATTAAATAAAAAATGGCTTGAATATCTAAAAAGTAGAGGCATAGAAAACGAAGATAATATTAACAAACTATATAGAATGGGTTCTCATGAAAGTATGATGATTCCTGTCACTAACGGTGAAACTGTTGTTGGAGTTAAATATAGAAGTTTAGATAAAAAGCTATGGAGTGAGAAAGGTAGTTGCTTAGACTATCTTTTAAATTGGCAAAATATAACAGATTTTGATTATTTAGTCATTGTTGAAGGTGAAATAGATTTACTTAGTGCTTTAGAAGCTGGAGTAGAAAACACTGTTTCATTGCCTTCTGGAGCTACAAATATTAAATGTATCAAAATGCAAAAAAATTGGCTTAGTAAATTTCAAAAAATCATAATTGCAACAGATGATGATGAAGCTGGAGTAGAAGCAAGAAAAAGAATTGTTCATGAATTAAGAGATTTATTAATTCCACTTTATAAGACTTATTTCTATAAGAAAAAAGATGTAAATGAAGTTCTAGTAAAAAATGGAAAAGATAAGGTATATAAATATCTCTTAGAATCATGTAGTCAAATAAAAACAGGATTTAGAAATTTCAAAATTGATGATGGTGGATACAACTATTATGGTGGAGAAGAAACTGTTAGAGTTAGTAATTTCTTAGTTGATGTAGAAGCCTTTTCTGAAAATTTTTTAATAGGAAAAGCTATAAATAATGGAAGAGAAAGAAAATTCAAAGCTAGAATATCTGATCTTTTATCTATAAAAGGAATTGCTGAAGCTATGGGAGTGTATTTAGCTAGTCCTTCAACAATTCCAAAGTTTATTGATTGGCTAAAAGAAGAGAACCAAGAAAAGTACATCGAGGAAATAGAATATTATGGAATAAGAAATAATAAATACTATGATGAAGATTCAGATGTTGTATGTGATAAAAGAGATTTAAAAATTACAAAAATTTCTGAAATAGGAGCTCTAACAACAGAAGATAAAGAATGGCTTGAAAAGAATTTGATTTATATGAGAAGTGATATAAATCAATCTTTGTTAGGAATCTGCTGGGCATTAGGTAGATTTCATACTCAAGGAACTTATCCTATCCTAGAAGTTTCTGGGACAACGAGTATAGGAAAAACTGAATATGTTGAGTTTATTTCAAGAATTTTATTTGGTGGAAGGGAAAATATAAAAAGTTTATCCACTCTATCTAATCATCAAATAAGAAGCTTTAGTAGCTGCTCAAATATTACTCCTTGGGCTATAGACGAAGTTAAGATAACAGGTAAATTTCAACTAGAAAAAATGAACGATTTGTACTCAACAATTAGATCTGTTTATGATAACAAAATTATAAATCAAGGAAATACAACAAATAAGTTAGCAGAGTTTCATTTGTGTACTCCACTTATTATATCAGGAGAAACGAAATTAAGTGATGTAAGTATTCAAAATAGAATGATAAGTACAAGTCTTACGAAGAAGAACAAAGGGGATTTTGAAATTTATAAGAAACTTAAAAATACTGATATTTTAGAAAAACTTGGAAAAGCTGCTTTGATAGATAGACTTGAAAATGGTGTTATAGTTACTGACAGTACCATTTTAAATAAAGTAAAAGATGAAAGGCAACTATATAATCTAAATTGTTTGCTAAAAGGTTTAAAAGCTCTCTCAAGAGTTTTAAAGATAGATATGAATATCATAACTAATTTTGTAAGTTTCTTAAATACAGATTTCTCAAAAGAGTATACAACAACAGATAACTTTATTGAACTTTTAAAATTAGTGGAAGATGCGGGAATAGATAACTTAGAAAGTTTTTATGTATCAACTCATAATGAACATTGGGCTAGATTTCAACTTCTTTATACAGCTATTGATGAGCAAAAAAGAAAAACTAATTCAACTCTTGAATTGTTAGATATGAATACTTTAAGAAAGCAGCTAATAGAAGAAGAATTCATTATTTCAACCAACGAGCAAAAGAAAATAAAAATAGATCCTTTTAGCCAAGAAACTAAAAATTGTAAAATTGTTAGGTTTAAAATAGTTAAGTAAAGTGTGAAAAAATGGGAATAGTAACCTTAGTAACCACGAGTAACCTTGCAGGTAACCACTTCAAATATAGAAGAAATGGGAATAGTAACCCGGTAACCAAAAAAAATGAAAAATAGAGACATATATTTATATATATATAGTTAAAAATTAATATATACCCCTCTTACGCGAGGAAAAGTAAAAAAGTAGGGCTACCGGGTTACTTTGTAGGTAAAATCTAGCTTTGTTAAGGCTACCTTAAAAGTTACTTTTTTAAAAACAAGTTACTCTTTTGATAAAATGGATATTTAAAACGGTTACCTGTTTATACTAAAAAAATAAACAATTA